CTTGCCCCCCTCGGGGCGTTAACGGATGACGGGAGACGTATCTTTGACAGGAACCCGTGAAAACCTGGTGGTCGGGTGGTCGCACTGGCGTTCCCACCCTCGGTGGTGAACGACTAGTAATCGACCAATTGCCTTGCGGCCACGTGTTCGAGAACCCTGTAAGAATCCTCGAGAATAACAGCTTTCAGTGTTGGTTCCACATCCACGTATGTCAGATCCCAATGGGCTAGCCAGAAGCTAGTGAGGTCATCAGCAGTGACCAGATCCTCCCATTCCATAGAGCCAAGGAGCATCTGTTCAATTTCGTCAGCGTACGCGGAATGCACGCGAACGTGCCACGTGACGCCTTCGACGCTGAATTTGCCATGGGATCGTTGTAGATGTAGGTTTGCGCGGTCTCTGAACATGTCCCTCAACTTGTGACAGTATCGGAACTCGTAGCAATGAGACAACGCTTTGCCTGCCATGTACTCGTCATCAGTAACGCCCTCGTTAGAATTCGGCCGAGCGTTGAACTTCGCGAGGATTTTCCCAATGAAAGGCATCATAACATGACCATTCTCACCTCTGCACACTGGGTAAAAGTGTTTGGACAGGAAGTGAGCGTCAGATAAGCGCCGGTGTGTTGTCACCTTTGCCACCATGTGGCATCGGCTGGCGACGCTTATGTAATGCCTGGAAGATCTGCGAACTCGCTTGGCCAACGCGGCCAGAATGTCGTCTCCGAGAAGTACGACACGAGCGGGGGGAACTTTGTACAAACGGCTCCAGCAGTTGAAGATACAAAGATTCCAGAAAGAATTTCGAAAGGTACCGTCGGTAGCACCGGAAGGCAACTGGTTCTCAACGACGGCCGACAGGCCGTACTTCGTATTATGCACTGAGAACTTGTTAGTCTTCCTGTGAAGCTCCACGAACCACTTTGGTGCACCGAGTCTTCTTATGAACATGCACTCAAGCTCGATGACGTCCTTGACTTGACTTTTGTCATTAGCGGAAAAGTCAGCTTCCAAGAAGCTTTTCTTAGGGACTCCCTCCAGAAATTCTACAATCTCCGGGGTGTGTTGTCTGTAGGACACCCTAAACTTCAAGTTGTCAAGCTTGTCACCTAAGAGCGTGAATCTGTCCATGAGAGCCTTGAACATCGGACCGCTGATCATGTTGTACACGTCCGTGCCTTTGAAAATGACACGCGGAGCCACTTCGTGGAACTCCTTGACTAAGCACTCGATCTTGGTGAATATACCCTTGTTGGTATAACCCGAAAGTGTTTCAAGGCCCAAGTTGTGGTACGCCTTCTCCATGCGTTCCTGTTTCTCTGTGTCAAACAACGCGAGCCAATCGCGATAAAGTTCAACGTCCCACTCGATCGTCGGCATGGGTACTGGTACGAGCCGTCTTATCATGCCTCGTGATATCGCCCGACACACATTGTCCATCCTATCATTTGTGTGATAGTTGGCGCGCTTGTTGAAGGCAGACATGAAGTCTGCCCGGGAT